GCAAGCTGGTTGACAATTTGTGCTGCTCTTTGAGCTTCTGCAATTTTTGCATTTTGAGAAGTCTCTTTAGTAGGATTCAAAATAGCAAGTTCAGTCTCCAAGGAGCGTATTGCATCTGGACTTTGCTGCCCTTCTGGAAGCCCTTTTAGAATTGCAAGTTGCCTGACAATTTCTGCGGCTCTTTGCGCTTTTACGATGTCAGCATTTTGTGCGGCTTCTTTGGGTTGTGGCAAAGCATCCAAACGACTCTGCAAAAGATTGATTGCATTGACAACATCAGGAGTTTGCTCCATTGCTTGAAGCTGCCCAAGTTGAGTTTTGACTGTAGAAACGTATTCAGCAATCTGAATATCTTTAGGGATAGCAGCAGCACGGCCTTCATCCATGCGCTGTTTAGCCAGAGCAATCTCGCTATTAGCCTTACGAGCGTACTGAGCCAATGAAAAAGCCTCTTGCTGGAATCCTGCATCTGCAAGCATCCTTGCACCATTCATCATGGACTCAGGGCTGCTCTGGTCAATCTGTTTAGAAATAGCGTTTAGAGCGCTGATACGCTGCAACTGAGGGTCTACTCCACCCAATGCTCCACCAAGCGCGCCAGCAAGGTTGTAGCCTGCTTGCTGCAAGCCTACAGATGCCCGTTGTAGTGGGTCAAGGTTTTGCATTGCAACAGCACGATTAAAAACCTGTTGCTGCTGTTGCTGCTGATACATCGCGGGATTTATCCCGAATAGACCGCCAACAATATCGTCTGCCATGATTATTTCCTATGTTGGGTTAAGTTCCAAAAGCTCTGCGAAGATAGTCTTGCAGCTGCGGATTGTTTGCGGCCTGACTAAACAAATCACCGCTGTAGCTAAATGCGTTAACAGGAGCTTGTGTAGCTGCGCTGTTAACCATTCCTTGTGCAAGCAGTCTTCCTGCTTCAGCAGAAGATGCAGTAGTTTTAGCACCAATTTGCGTACCAAGTGTTAATGGCTGTTGTGCAAGACTTTCAAGGCCAGAACTTGTGTCAATCGCGGTAGCAAATGGCGAGTAAGCGGCAGTCTGACCAGCGTAGTATTTACTCATCAAGTCGCTACCAGAACTCAACAATCCTGCGCCAAATCTAGCTTGCTCCATGCCAGCCTGTTGACCCTGTGCAGCAAGTTGCAGATTGCTTTGGGCAAGTGCATTGTAGTAAGCAGCAAGCTCAGGGCTAGTGGCAGACAGATTGCCGCCTTGGGCAACAGAAAGTCCACCTCGACCTTGGGCTAATAGCTTAGCTTGCAATTGGGCAAGTTGCTGTTCTTGTCCAGGGGCAAGTAATGCCTGTTGCTTTGCAATGTAGTCTGCAGCCTGTTGCTCAGGAGTCTTTTGTAGATAGCCCTGACCAAGACTAAATAGGCTTTGTGCGCCAGTGGTAAGCGGGGCATACGCAGCTTGCGCCCCTTCAGCGCCAGTAAGACCTCTTGCAGCAAGTGCGCTCAATCTATCTTGGTAGGCTTTAAGTTCAGGGCTTGTTGTGTAGCCCGCGCCAATCACATTGCCTTGCGCGTCAGTTTGGAAGTTAGATGCACCAAAACGAGTGGTAACGCCAACAGGACGGAACTTAGCCGCATCTGCCGCAATACGGGCAGCTTCAACTTGTGCAGCAGCTTGTATCTGTGCGGCTTCCCGCGCTTTCTCAGCCGTATTCGCAGCGCCAAGACCTTGCAATCCACTTGTTATTAGGGATGGAAGAGCAGAAGTTATGCTAGATGCACTTGGCAAAAGATTGGATACAGTGCTTCCAATAGAGGATAAAGTAGAACCAATGCCTGAACCTTGATTAAGTAAATTTGTCAAAGCAGAAGTATTGCCCAATGTAGCCAAGCCCTCAAGTGCAGAGCCAACGCCTACTGTTCCAGATGCAGCAGCAAGCTGTGCAGCTGTTAACCCACCTTGAACAGCTGCCTCTGCGCCAATAGAGCCTGGAGACATTCCCGATGCAACAGCTTGATTTGCTGATATTGCAGAAGGCGTTGTAATTGAAGGAGCAATTGTGGGCAAATTAGCAAGAAGAGAGCCAGCGCCAACCGTACCAGATGCAGCGGCAAGTTCTGCCGCCGTCAACCCACCCTGAGCAGCCATTTGTGCGCCAACAGAACCTGGACTCATCCCCGATGCAATTGCTTCATTAACTGAATATTGAGGTAAAGCTGCTGCGCTACCAAGAAGTCCTGTTGCTCCTGCGCCTCCAACGCCATATGCAGCATTTAGTGCAGCACTATCAAGAGCAGCAGCACCGCCCATTGTTGCGTAATCTGTTGCTAATGATGCACCCATAGAACCAGGAGACATTCCTGATGCAACAGCTTGGTTAATCGAATATTCTGGCAAAAGTGCCGCGCTACCAAGAAGTCCAGCACCAGCACCAGCAACACCAGATGCGGCAGCAAGTTGTGCTGCTGTTAATCCACCTTGTGCAGCTAACGCTGCGCCAGCAGAACCTGGGGCCATTCCAGATGCAATTGCCTGGTTAATTGATGCTGCACTTAATCCAGAAGTAGTCCCAGCAGCGCTAGCGCCAGTTGCTGGCAATGCATTAATTCCAAGGTCAACCGCAGGGGTAAGACCGCCAAGTGCCGCATATCCAGCCGTTCCAAGAGCAGCAAGCATTACTGCCCGCTGAAAATCTGGATTTGCTGCCGTTTGGTTAAGCCCTGTCATTAGGTCGCCCAAAGGCCCACTCAAGACAGAGCCTGCCCTTGGCCCTTGTTGCGTTACGTTCCCTTCAAGGTCATAGAATTTGACTATGTTTGTTTTGGGGTCGTAACTGGTATAGGCCGATTCTCTTTCTACAAAAGCCCTTCTCTCTCTTCCGCCATCAAGTGCTGGGCCATACAAGCCACTTGACTCAACTTCTCCACTAGCAATTTTTTTCTCAAAGTCAAGCATCTGTTGACTTTTTTGATAAGCAGGGGCATCTGCAAACGTAATAGTAGGGGCCGCGTCATCTCTTGTTGGGTGAGGTGTTACAACAGGGTCCATCCCAACCCTGCCAATCAATTTGCTAGGAACTCTATCAGTCGCTACACTATAAATTGGGTCGCCATACCGCATAGGCAGTGGATTGCCCGTATTTTCATCTACCAACATGGGCGTGTAATTGCCAGGAATATACTGTTGCTTGTATGCGGGTGCTGCTGGTCGTGCTGCCGCAGGAGGAGACATAGTGTAGTTAGTTACACCAGCGGCTTTAGCCGCAGCAGGACTACCATACGCCTTCCCATCAGGCCCATACACCACTACCGCTAGGGATGTGTTCCCAAATAAATTAGTAGTTGCCATTTTTAATCCTTACATTGTTCCAGCAGCAATGACATTGCCAATGACGGTGAAGTTTCCACTTGCATCTAGCTTTGCCACACTAGTTCCACTAGATTTAAAAAACAAGACCCCACCAGTTTCTTCCAGCGTAAAGTTTGTCAATGTGCCATTAAGTTTTGTGGCAATAGCAGTTGAGATGTTGTTGAACTCAGTGTCAATCTCTGTGCCTTTGACAATCTTGGATGAATTGCCTGGAGCCAGCGCGTCTTTAGCCGCAAAGTTGGTAGTTTTGGTGTAGTTGCTCATACAAGTTTTCCTCGTTTGGCTTGAATCTCAATTTTCTGAATGCTAACTGGAAAACCAGTAATCTCTGTTTCGTAACCCGTCTGTACAGCCTTGCCAGCGCCAGTTGCTTGACCAATCAAAAGCTGTAATTGAACCCCGCTTGAATAATAGGCAACAGGAATGCCATTTGTGCCATATTCAGCCGTCCCATATTCAGAGACAGTGGACTCTGGAATTGACAGCACCTGTGAATAATACTGACCACTAAAGTCAAAACCCCACTTTACAATGAAGTCTTGGCTAGAGCCACCAATGACGGTCACAACAATTTTCTTGAGAATAGATGTGATGCCAATATCGCCTAAGTCAGCGTAATTGGTAAAGTATTGCAGTCTATAAAACGATGCGTCATCAAGATAGGTGTCGTATTTGCCAATGTACCCATTTTTGCCTATAAGCAAGTCACCATTGCGGCGAGATAGCAAGCAAGTTGGCTCAAGAGCGTCCCATATGGTTACACGAGCAGCGCCATCTTGCAACTGCGTCTTTGTGTCAAAAACATAGACCTGTTTTGCAACAGGAAGGGTTAATAGGTAGAAAGCATTGATTTCAGAATAAACAGCTTTGCAGTTAGCCAATGTCTCAAAAGACAAAGATGCCATCAAGTCATTGCGGACATTTTTAGATAGGTCACGCAAAGGAGCAGACTTTTCTTGGATGGTACGCAACAACGAGCGTACTCCACTGTTTGACAGGAAAACAATGTCGCTACCTGTTGTATGGATAGTGTCACGCCCAAGGCAGCCAACGCTGGAAATAGAGTCGCTAAGACTCATTGTTGCAGGCGTAGTGGCATTAGCGTAGACAAGGATTTGACGCTGACCAAAGATAAACAGGAATCCATTATGTGAAGCAAGGCCAACAATTTTGTCTGCGCCATTAGGCCAAACACGGCTTACATCCAATGTTCCAGAAGTGCCACCACTCCATATGTGACCAGTTAGCAGGTCAGAAAAAGTAATGGTTGTGTTGTCAGTTGTAGTGCTTGCAACCCAAAGGCGACCAAAGGCAGATATGCCAATGTTTGCCAATGGAACAGTGCCTGTATAGCCAGTTTTCTCGCTTATCCTACGGAGTGTCGTAGTGCTAACGGCAGGGTCATAAATCAGTGGGTCAAAGCCAGTTTGAAAGAAGAAAGCAATGCCATTAAGAGAGCATATCTGCCAATCATTTGCTGTGATTGTGGGTGCAGTGCCTCCACCTCCGTAGGTCAACTCTGTTACTGCATTTGAAGCACCCAACTTAAACAGTTTTCCATTGCCCGCAAACAAAACAGTCAGAGTGCCATCGGATTGCACCAATTCATGCATAACACCAACATTGTTAGCGCCAAGAGTGCCGCTAGATGGGTTTACCTTAGAGTAACCTTTACGAGAACCAATGCGCCCGTACTGGTCAATGATGGCATTTGTAGCAATAGACGCAAAACCTGAAGCCAAGTCCAACGGGGAGTCTTGGGTGTTTAACCCATAGAACCCTGGCGCGGATACGCTGTAGGACTGTAATGCTTGGCTCATGTTGCAATGAATTCGTTGAAATCAGGGAAACGAGTGCCTTCCAAAGCAACATAGTCAGAAAGCATTGATTTGTATAGCAGGAATGCTTCAGATGAATTCATAGAGCCATCTTCACCACGCTCAACCAATGCGCGTGAATATGCGTTCTGTGCCACTAGCACATCAGGAACGAGGCATATAGTGGCATCAGACGATAAGGCAGCTTGCGGCACTGCTAATGAGAAAAGAAGGCTGTAAACGCCATCTGGACGAGGATACAGCGTCACTTTTGCATCGTAACTTGCGTCTACGCCATCAAAGATGTATTGGCTTGGAATGGTTGACGCTGGAACAACTGCATAGTTCTGATAGCGATTCATCTGCGTAAAGCTGATGTTTTCCAGTGGAATGTTAGCCGTAGAGTTAATGGCATCCATAACCTGAAACTTCTGTCCAGCACCAGTTAAGGAATACTTGTACACGCTCGCGGAAGTGGTAACAGTGATGTCTTTACCAAGGATATTCCAAGGAAATGCGTCTTCTACTTGGCGCTTTGCATCGTTTACAAATTTACCAATTAGGGTTGAATAGGCTGTTTCAGAAACAGTCGTTACAGTAGCCTCACGCAACCGAATAAGGACATCATTGACAAGCTCTAGGTAAGTCATATTCTTGTAAGTCCTTCTTGCTCAAATGTAGCTATAAAACTAAATGTGCTTCCCGACTGAGTAGTTATTTTTAACTTGTCACCTTCTTC